CCTATGACCCTGAAAGCGCTGGTCCGAGAGCGTATTGAAAATGGCAAAGAGATGCCAACGGATATTTTTAACGTGTTCGTAGGAAACCGAACCACAATTAAAAGGAAACAATAGCAATGAGCAAAGTAGGAAACACGAAAGAAGTAACCAAAAAAGAAGAAGGTGCATTAGCCATTAATTTATTTGAAGCCGATGCAGACAAAGGTACTCAAAACATAAAGCAAGAAGATCTTGCATTACCATTCTTAAAAGTTTTGATGCCTCTATCTCCTGAAGTAAATAAAAAACATGGAAAATATGCCGAGGGAGCAGAACCAGGCATGATTTTTAACAGTGTCACCAAAGAACTTTATGACGGTGTTAAAGGTATAGATGTACTACCATGTCACTATGTTAGACAATATGTAGAATGGCAGGATCGTGGAACCAGCATTGGAGGACCAGTTGCTATCCACAAAGCAGACAGTGAGATCATGAGTAAAGTTACTCGGGATAAATCTTTTAAAGATCGATTACCAAACGGTAATTATATCGAAACTACTGCTAATCACTTTGTATTTTTACTAGGTGATAATCCATCGACTGCTTTAATTTCTATGAAGTCTACTTCGTTAGTAGTTAGTAGAAAATGGCTTACAACCATGATGGGTATTAAACTACCAGGTAAAAATGGTTTATTCACACCGCCTACATATAGCCATATTTATAAACTAAAAACAGTTCAAATGTCGAATGACAAAGGAACTTGGTTTGGTTGGGATGTGTCAAAGGTAGGCCCTGTATCAGATAAAGCTGTTTACAATATCGCTAAAAGTTTTGCTGAAAGAGTTGGCAAAGGCGAAATCCAAGCAAAACCTGAAGTTGCTGAAACAAGCAAGCAAGGAATAAGTTTATAAGTTTCCTGTCAGGGAACACTGGGGCGAGAGCGGGAGACTTAACTCGCCTCAACTTATTATGTTATGCTTGAGAAATTTAAAAAGATATTTGCGGGCTTAGACTACGCTTATGGCAACTTTAAAAAGGAAGTAAGTAATCTCCCTGCAAAGAAAGTAGAAGGAAAATCTACCGTTATTCGTAAGCCGGTCACTGATGAATTATGGAAAAATCATTTAGCAGGGGTTGGTCTACGCCTAGGAATTTTTCCCGTTACGGCAGAGGGCACGTGTCGATGGGGAGTCATTGATATTGATAAATATTCTTATGACTATGAGGCACTCTTAAAAAAGATTCGCGAAGAAAACTTACCTCTTATAATGTGTCGTTCTAAAAGTGGAGGCGCACATCTCTTTTTATTTACTGAAAAATTAGTTTCAGCAGCCGAATTAAAATATGCCATGGAAAAATGCGCAGCTCTCTTGGGGGTCAAAGATATTATGGACCGTATTTATCCCATGCAAACTAAAATTTTAGCCTCTCGGGGAGATACGGGAAGTTATTTAAATCTTCCTTATTATAATGCCGAAGAGGGATCTCAATATGCATTCAATGATGATTTTAGTGCAGCTTCTATTGAAGAATTTTTTAAACTTTATGACACGTATGTAATTAAAGATTTAGCTACATTTATTAAGGACTCTCCGAGCCTCCCGGCTACTATTAAAACTAAACGTAGAAAGAAAGACAGTCCTTACGCCGAAGCCCCACCATGTTTAATTATCCTCATTAAAGAAAAAATAAAATCAGGGGAACGAGATCAAGGTTTATTTAATCTTGGTGTTTTCTATAAAAGAGCTCAAACCGATGAAGCCTTTAAAGATAAAAATGGAAAAGCTCATACCTGGCAAGAATTACTAAGAGAAGGTAATCGTAGATATATTGAACCTCCTTTAACGGACCAAGAAGTTAATAAAACAGTTGGTTCATTAGAAAGACATGAATATGAAAGGTATACTTGTGATAAGAATCCTATTCAGCGTGTCTGCAACTCAACAATTTGCCTTACTAGAAAATATGGAATTACTAACAAAGAATTTCCAAAAAACGCTAAACAGATATTTGAAAATTTAACTGAATTACAAAGTAACCCACGTTTATTTTTTATAGATGTGCAACCTGATGATCTAGCAAAAGAAAAAATAAGAACAGAACTAGACGCGACTCAATTAAGAAAGAAAGATAAATTTTATGACGCTGTTTTGGCCCGTACAGGAGTGTGGCTTCCTGACATGAAAACCAATGAGTTTAATGTTTTAATGGGTGAAGTATATAAAACACGAAACATCGAGGAAGCAGACGAAGAGGCCGATGAAGATCAGGACATTCGTGACTGGTTTGAAGATTTCGTGAGTGCAACCGCTGCCTATACAGAAAGAGCAAACCTTCTTCAAGGGGTCTGTTATTATAATATGGAAACAAAAGAGCTCGAGTTTCGTTTGGACCTTTTTATAAAATATTTAAGAGTGCAAAAAATAAACATTTCCCGTCCTAAATTAATTAGCCGATTAAAAAGAATATTAAAAGCTAAAAAGAAACATGCCACTATTACAAATGACTTTAAAGAAGAAAGTAAGATTACTACCTGGACCATTCCTAATTACACGGTTCCTAAAGATAAACTTGTCATTGAAGGAACGGCTGAAGAACAAAAAACCATAACACCGGATGGCAAATGAGTGAAATGAAAAACGATTTATTATTTATAACACTCCTCACTTGTATGTGGATCTTTATAGCCTTATGAGAAAATTTATTGTGGGTCCTCCCGGAACAGGAAAAACGACTCGATTAGTAGAATTATATTATGGCCTTATCCAACAATATAATATGGAAAGTATTATTACTATTTCTCATACTAACGTAGCAGCCGATGAAATTAGAGATAGAATCAGGAACGAAAAAAATGCCAAAAAATATAAAGTGTGGGACAAAATAAAAGCTAATAATAAAAAATTTTATGAAGAACATATCAGTACCATTCATAGTTATTGTAAAAGTAAGCTTTTTGGAGCTCAAGTCTTTGATGAAGAATGTTATCTAGAATTAGACAGGCAAAATAAATTATTCTCACGTCATTATCATGGAGGAAAAGATCTTAAGGCTTTAAGTAAAAAACATCCGTTTTGGAAATTTTTAGGCTTCGCAACTGATAATGACTTACGTTTCTCAGAATATTGGAAAAAACTATCTGATCATGACCGGAAAGAATATAAGTATACTCTCCCTCAACTTATAAGCTTAGATGATTATTATCAAAAATTTAAAAAAGATTATAAGCTGAATAAAAAATCATCCAATGTCGTAGACTTTATCGACATGATTGATCAATTCAATAAAGCACCTAAAGATCCTGAGATTAAAGTTTTAATTGTGGACGAAGCGCAAGACTCTAGTGCCCCACAAAGAAAAGCATTAGACAAAATGGAAAAGAAAGCTGAAGTAGTTTATTGGGCCGGCGATCCTGATCAATCCATTTATGGCTTTGCGGGAGCTGATCCCGACTATTTTAGTCGCATATCGGCTCAGCCGGATTGCGAAGAATTAAAACAAGGTCACCGTTGTCCAAGAATCATTAATGAATACTGTAAACAAGTTATTGCACCCATATGGCAACATTATGGTTACACACGTACATGGAAACCTAGGGAAGACAAAAAAACTGGTAAAGTTATAGAAGGCGAAAAACATCCACTAGAAAATTTAGAAAGATGTCCTAAGCTTCCTCTTTTAATAGATAGGCTTCATAACACAGATGAAACATTTATTTTTACTTACCGTGGAGGAAATGAATGTCTAGATCGAATCTTAAATTTCCTTAAAAAAGAAGGAATTAGATACTCTTCTTATGGTACAGAAAATAAATTTGTAAAAGATTGGGAGATTAATTGTCATCGAAACTTCCCTGATTTCACTGCGGGTAAACCTCTCGATCTTAAATTGATTAAAGATATTTGTAAAAAAGGAAACTCTTTACTACTAGAACCAGGCTACCAAAAAAGNTNGNTTTCAAGGATTTTCAAAAACGGGATTATACACTACAGGAATTAATTAACAAAGGAGTATTTACTCCTAAAACTTCCCAGTATAAAAAATACGAACAAGTCAAACACAGAGAAAGTAGAACATCCGATTTAGAAAATTTTAAGAGAACAGAGTATATTAATAAAATAATTAAAAAGAACATTGATCTCAAAAAAGACGTGAGAGTTTTTTACGACAACATTCATTCTATCAAAGGAACTGAATTTGATAATGTGATTTTTGATGAATCTTTAATTAGACCAGAACCACGCTTTGATCGACTTCGACTACGTTATGTAGGCTGCAGTCGAGCCAAGAAAACACTTTGGCTCTTAAAAACAATAACAGGAGAAACACTATGAATGTATATAAAAAACAAATTGGAGGATCTCACTATAAAGAGATGGCAATGCAGCCTAGTGAGTTTATAAACAAGAACAAATTGCTTTTCGCAGAAGGGAATGCTATAAAATATATCTGCAGGCACGCATATAAAGGAGAAGTACAAGATTTGGAAAAGGCAAAACATTACATCGATATGATTATTGAAAGAGACTATAAATAATGTGTACGATTCCTGAACTCTATGAGCTAGACTTAAAAGGCGTAGAAGTTGCAGCAGTCGACTTAGAAACTTATGATCCAGATTTAAAAACGAAAGGCTCCAGCGCCATTACTAGCGATGGTAAAAATAGTTATGTCGTAGGGATTGCCATTGCTACTCATAAACAAACTCTTTATTTTCCTATTAGACATCTTCATAAAACTCAAAACAGAGATCCTAAACAAACCTGGAGAATTCTTAATAAAAAACTTTTCCAAAATGAAAAAATAAAAAAAGTATTTCATAATGCTATGTATGACGTCTGTTGGATTCGATCTGAGACAGGTTTAATGCCAACAGGAACTTTACTCGACACCATGGTCGCCGCCTCTTTAATTGATGAGAACCGATTACGATACAGCTTAGATGCTTTATCAAAAGATTATTTAAAGGATAGTAAATATAAATATGGTTTAAAAGAAAAGAGTCAAGCTGCTCCTTATTTTATTAATGATCCTATGTCTCACATGAATGAACTCCCTTATGAGATGGTGAAAGATTATGCAGAACAAGACGTTAATCTTACTCTAAGATTGTGGAATCTATTTGAAAAAATGATTAATCAGACAAGAACAGTTGCTTATCATGGAAAAACAACGCACAAAACTCTCACAAATATATTTAACCTGGAGACCAATTTATTTCCCTGTCTAGTAGAAATGAGATTTAAAGGAGTAAGAGTTGATGTTGAAAAGGCCAAAGTGGTAGGTGCAAAACTTAAAAAAAGATCCGATAATTTAATTAACCTTATTAAAACAAGAACAGGAATCAAGATAGATATATGGGCCGCTGCTTCTATTAAAAAGCTTTTAGATAAACTAGAAATAAAAGATTACAAAGAAACACCCAAGTCTAAAATGCCACAACTTCCTAAAGATTATCTCAAGACACACAAGAATAGGTTCTTACGTTTCATTGCAACAGCAAGAGAATGTGACAAAGCACAAAATGCTTTTGTTAAAGGTCTTTTAAAATTTGTTCATAAAGGAAGAATCCATGCGGATATTAATCAAATCAGATCCGACTTTGGAGGAACTGTCACCGGTAGATTTTCAATGTCTCATCCCAATCTTCAACAAATTCCAGCCAAGGGTTTAATTGGTAAAAAGATGAGAGAGCTTTTTCTCCCTGAAGAAGGAGAACGGTGGGGGTCATTTGATTATTCCCAACAAGAACCTCGTCTCGTGGTTCACTATGCTTTAAAAAATAAAATGGATGGAGCTGGGATATTAGCAGAAGCTTATATGAAAGATCCGTCCACTGATTTTCATAAAATAGTGGCTAAAATGGCTAACCTTGATCGAAAAACTGCAAAAACTATTAACTTAGGATTGTTTTATGGCATGGGAAAAACTAAACTTTCAATGCAGCTCAATTTGGATAAAGATGAAGCTAAAGAACTGTTCAATAACTATCATAACAAAGTTCCATTTGTCCGAAATTTATCATCAGGGCTTCAAGAGTTTGCTAATACTACGCAACTTATTTATACTTTAGAAGATCGATTCTGTAGGTTTGATAAATGGGAACCTATTAATAAAGAATGGAACGAGGAAAAAAGAATATTTATTGTAAGACGTTATGAGAGGAATGAAGAGACAGGAGAAAATGAAATTAAAGAAATTCCTGTCCCTATTCTTCCTCGACGTGAAGCAGAAGATGCTTATCTTGCTGCGCGTGCTAGAAGTTTACAAGACCCTGATCCGGAAGCAAAATTTTTTACCGGAAGTTATCAACCCGCTTTCACTTACAAAGCGCTTAATAAACTCATTCAAGGAAGCGCGGCAGATATGACTAAAAAAGCTATGGTAATGTTATTTAAAGAAGGTATTGTACCGCACATACAAATTCATGATGAATTATGTATATCAATTAAGACCGAGGAAGAAGCCCTCAAAGTTAAAAATATCATGGAAAATGCAGTTAGACTTGAAGTACCAAATAAAGTAGACTACGCGTCCGGTGATAACTGGGGTAACATAAAATAGGAGGACCTATGGAAAAAGCAAAACAACTTTGGACATTAGCAAAAGCTAATCCAAAAATATCTACTGCTGTTGTAGTAGTGATTGTTGCCATTTATTTTTTAGCAGCGTAGGAGTTCTATGTTAAATGGCTTATCTGAATGCAAACATACCTGCAACGTATGCGCAGGTCAGGAGAGAATATCTTTATGATCTTAAAGAACATCATGGAGAAGTGGAA